TACGACCAGACATTAATCCATACGGACAGATATTATATACTTATAATATATAACAGGACTAAAATGAATATAAACAATTCTATGTTAAAAACCATTCTATTTTCTGGAGTAGTTCTCCTAGTGTTAGATTCCGTTTATTTACGCGCCATAAAAAACATATTTGAATTGCAAATCATTGCAGTGCAACGCGTTTCATTGCAATTTAGGCTATTGGGTGCAATAATTTGTTATATCTGTTTAATAGGCGGATTGTATTATTTTATTTTGAGAACACGTCGCCCAGTGCAAGATGCGTTCATTTTGGGATTAGTGATATACGGTGTGTATGAATCAACAAATTATGCTATATTAAAACACTGGAAATGGGAAATAATGGCAATGGATACACTATGGGGAGGCATATTGTTTGCATTGACCACTTTTATAGTATATTCTGTATAATGTCTGGTCGTATTATGCATATCTAGGCATATTTTTCATAAAACTCCACCCAACATAGTTGTTCTTCCACCCCCGTTCCAATATTCATGTCTTGGATTTCTTTAGGCTGTTCATCGGGCTCTAAATTGTATTTGTTATAGAACTCTTCCTCTTGTTCATGTCTTGCAAAATCTATTCTGAACCGTTCATGATTGAAAACCCCGCCATATTTAGCAATACGTTCTTTCCAGATTTGCGACGCGCCTGCATAATATAACCAATAATGCCAGTATAAAGATTGGATTTGCTGATGGGTAAACATACCATGTTCATGGTCGAAAATATCCAATGTGTTTTTTCGCACCGGGTATTTTACTACTGTTCGCAATAAATAGTGCGGTTTTGCATGATTTACCGTAATATATTTTTTCACATCTTTTTGTTCCAAATTGATATATATATTGTTTTTCGGAACATTTTTAGTGGGAACTCTCTCAATACATTGTATAAGTTCATCGTTTTTGCAATATTGTTTGACAAACTGGGTAATATCATATCGCCGGCTAATCATATTATAGACAAATGTACCCACAATACAGTATGCATTCGTTTCTTTCCATTCCCTTTTCTTTTTTTCTAGAAATCGAACTAATCCAGGATACCGAGAACTATACATATAATGTACTGTCATTTCCAATAGATTTAATACTTCTTCTTTGAATCCAGAGAAATAGAGTTCATATGCCCAAAACATGGCTTCATCACGTTTGCGTTCCAATATAGATAAAATTAGAGACGACTTTACATCATCCACAATATACAAATATCTAGTAAATCCTAAATCCGTTTTTTCAAGACTAGGACGTTCGACCGAAGGGGTGTCTTCAATTTGAAATACAATATTTTCAGTAGTCATGGTTATTTTTATATGGATATATAGTACACTGGATACGCAGTATTTCAAATCAATTTTATTGAATAGATGTGTGGACTTATTGTATGGTTGGGTGCACTGATGCCCAGGGGAATCATAGTCCATACAACCAGCATGATGCTCACCATATGGATTTTCAATACATACGACCAGTTATTATATACTCTACAAATACAAAATTGATTTCATTTATTATCTTAGTAAATGATATCAAATCATATCAAACCTTGCCATATCAAACCTTACCATATATACTATTTACTATTTACTACAAAATGGGTTCCGGATATAGTATTGTCGATGGAAATGTCCAAATCAGCGAAGAACGTATGAAAACTATCTATTCTGCCTATTGTAAACCAGATACGTATGCTATATGGAAAAAACAACTAGAAAAACAATCAGAAACCGCTGCAAAAACGAAAAAGGAGACTGCATCTTCTAAATGTGATATTTCATCTTCTATTATTCAATGATTTCCATACCCGATAATTCTCTCATATAGCGTTTTGATGTACTTTCAACCAATAATCCGTTTGCATAAATACCATAATTCATGTAATAGTCATCATGTTTTAATGCTAAGTGCCAAATAGTATACGTTCCAGTAGCATCATATGGTTTTGCACGGTCATCTAAATAGGCCATCAATCTATATTTGTCGTCAGTTACGCATATTTTACCGATTGATTCTATCGTATCTACCCGTTGTTTTTCAGTAAGTTTATCCACTAAAATAGAATGACATCCCGTTATATACAAGTCTTCGAATAACTCGGGATACTTTTCATGTGTACATTTGTATAACCTTTGTTTGATACGGTCAGTTCCACCCGGATTAGCTATAGTAGAACGACCAATTATATCTACTGGTACATATCCATCTCGTGAAGTTTTTACTAAATGGCCCTTGCGAATATGTTCAATAGGAATGTATTTTTCTTTCATTTGGGGGGTCAAACACAATATTTTGGTACCCTCCATAAAACATGGATTGTAGATTTGGATTTTCAATAAAGCCGCATTCAAATTATCCGTCATCCATAAAAACTCATTGTATATATTGATATTGGTAATCCCAGATGGGTTAGGTGAATAAAGTAGTGGAATAGTATTAATAACAGCATTCGTGGTAACATCTATACGAACAATGGATGCAAATGACCCAGAAACTGTATATCCAGTTGCCCACAAGTATCCTTGTCCGTATTGCATAGCATAAATTGTTTTTAAATTGGGTAGAATAGTATTAGTAATACCCGTAGTAGGAGAACTTTCACTAATAACCGAATTATTTTCAATAGACATACGGTATATTCTTCCACTAACTAATGAATTACTTACTAGCCATATATTATTCGCATTATCGCTTGCAATTTCACTGATGCCCACAGTGGAATATGTATAGGAATAAATATTTGGCGGGGTAATAATACCGCTATTTCCCGAAATCAATGTGCTAATTTTCGCGATAGATGTTGTTGAAGAAGTGCTTGTCAATGTAAATACATAACTACCATACGCATATATTTTCTGTGCATTATATGCCGCCGCTATATTCGGATATACAGTGACTTGTGCATCTGATGTATTGGCAGAGATATTGTAATTATACGTGGTTTTGTTCAAATCATTAAAAATATCCAGTCGAATGATTGGCGTTGCCAAAGCAGTTATACCAGCAGTTGGCGCTGGAACGCACCATAAATACCCATTGTTGTAGGTTATAGCACTACATGACACTTGAACCCCGTTGTTTTTAATACTCAAAAGAACCTGTGAAGACCCCGGATTGTCTATATCAGAAGTAATTCGTGTAATTGCGCCGGTTGTAGCTGTGCTAGAAGAAGTAAAAATATACCCTACCCCCAAATATGTACCATATGTCAATTGTGTACAGTTTGCTTGTGTTGAAATTGTATTGGTCAATACCGATGTAGATTTTCTAATGCGTACCAGGTTATTTGTTCCATTATTAAGAACCCAAGCAAAAAGCGAGTTTATTGCACAACTTTGCGGGTTTGCATTTGATACTCCAACAGAAATTGGCGGATAAATAGAAAGCATTATTTATTTTATATATACTTTATTACATATTTATCTTTATATATTTATTTGTGTAATGTCTAATGTCTGACCATATGGAGTTTTAATGTCTGGTCGTATGGACTATGATGCCCCGGGCATCATACCACACATTTAGACACTAAAATACAAGCATACCATGTAATCCAGGTATATATTGTAATTCCTTTGGATACTTACCAGTCAATTCAAAATGTCGTTGCGATTGAATACCTCCCCGCAATTGCAAAACCATTTCTCTTTTTGCAAATTGCTTTTTCCATGTTCTCTGAATTATTTTTAGCCAGCATGTTTTTACTATCGCCTGATAAGTAAGGTTGTCCGAAATATGTAATTTTATAATGTGTAATGTCGGGAGAGGAATGCTATCATTCCGTATTAGGTTCTCATATTCCGCTAAATATAATTGTACATCATTTATACTATACCGAAATACTGTCTCGACCGAGACAGATACTGTCATAAGTGTCAGATTATTTTCTATGAAATGGTGTACTGATCCCAAATAATACTTGTTATGTTGCTTTTCCATGTCCACAAAATCCGTTTCCATGAGCACTATTTCCTCGACAATATCTGTAATATCACTGTCTGTATCTTCGTCTGTATGAATATATATCTCCTCTGGGTCTATTTCCGCATAATTGGGGAGAACATCATCCGCATCACCATCTCCGTCTACAATACTTCTAATCTGCGAAAATGAATTATTATTCAGAGCCACCATAATCCTTGTATAAAATGCAATAAAACTATGATGGATGTATTTTTAGGTCGGGAATTATTCAATTTTCTAATGTCTGGTAATATGTACGGATGCCCCGGGGCATCAGTCCACCCAACCAGTCATTAAATACCCGCCACCAACCCAGTATTTTATATTGTAAGTATATAATGAACTCTTCGGTTTCGCAATACTCAAATATCCCTACTCCTATTGTACCAACCGGGTCTGTCAATGCGAATGGTAAATCTATTATTTTAGACGACCCCAAAAAGAAAAACGAGAACCCGGTGCGTCATACGGTAAAGTTCTCCTTTGTAATAACCTATATTCTATTACTTACAACCGCTACGATTACATTCATAGAAGCAATACGGACAAAACTTCCACATGTTAGACATATTCTCAATTTAGAAACATGCATTTCCGTTGTGGCTGGATATTTCTATTCCGTTTTTGTAAGTCAAATAGAGAACTTTAGCAATAAAGGTGTAGAAATTGATTGGGCAGAAATATCCAAAACCCGTTACATAGATTGGTCTATTACAACACCTATGATGTTATTGGCGTTATGTTTAGTGTTGGCACAAAATGCGAAAAAATCAGTCACCTTGAAGGTAATTGGATCCATTGTGTTGTTGAATTATGCCATGTTATATATTGGATACGCCGGTGAAAACAATATGATGCCGAAGGCCCAATCTCAAATACTCGGATTTATACCCTTTATTATCATGTTCTCCATTATATTCTTCCAATTTGTGAAATCCTCTGGGTCGAAGGCCAACTATGTGTTGTATTTGGTTTATTTGATTGTATGGTCATTGTATGGCATTGTATTTATGTTTGGGGAAGAATTGAAAAACATAGCAATGAATATTTTAGACTGTACATCTAAATGCATGATAGGACTTTCGTTATGGGCGTATTATACAAAAATTATAGTATAATGTCTGACCGCGTGGACTGATGCCATGGGGGCATCATAGACCATACAACCAGCATCATGATCACCATACGGATTTTTAATGTCTGATCGTAGTGGTTAAAAACCACTACGATCAGCATCATGCTAGATGTATGGAACGTGATGCCCCGGGGCATCACACCACACAGCTAGAC